CAGTCATTCTCGGTTGAACCTGAGCTGGGGTAGAACCACCAGACCTCGTTGTAGAGGCTGTTTGAGACGCCAAACACTTTTGAGATTTGCTACTTGTTACTGTCAGTAAAAACGTAGTCAGAAACCTCGCTATTTAGCTCGCTCACTGAGCTTCCGTTGTAAACAAAGAAAGAGTTGACGCCCATCCAGACGGCACCCTGGTCAACGGCAACGCACGCCAATGGAGCCGCCAGGCCGGAAGCCGTTCCAACCCGTTCTATGCCGTAGACATATGGTGGCCCTTGATAGACGGCATAAAAACTGTCTCTGCTAGTCAAAATTAAAGTGCCACCACGCACGTTTACTCCGGCCATAATCGTCCCGGCTGTCGCTAACTCTAAGTCTCCGGCTTCATTTGTTGTGGCTGCCGTCCAGGTGTTGTTATCCTCGCGATCTGACCACTGCACTTTTCGGGGGTTGCCGCCAGCTCCAAGAGCAAAAACAAAACGCTCCGCAGTGACCACGATAGCCTCGTTATTAGTCGGGGCGTTGCTTAGTAAAGCTGCCGGGGTGCCAGTATTCAGCGACCACTCGTAAATTTTTCCATCGTCTGCATTTTGCGCCAGCAATCGCTCGCCCCAAGGTTGCAAATGCCAAACTGTGGCCGGTTGGATGTTTGTCGTATCTTGCCGGGCGACGCCGTAACCTAAAGAACCGTAAATACCAGAGCCGTAAGCGGTAAACGCAGCCGCGTCCTCGCGTCCGCTAGTCAAGCCCGACGGGGTAATGTCGTATTGGGTGCCGGCGTTGTTGTAGGCGTAAAGCTTGTTGTAACTCCCGGCGGCTATGTATCGATTTGCGCTGTTGTCAGTCCAGGATAGCATGCCCCTGAGCTTACTTGCGGCAACTGTCGCCGATTTAGTTCTCCAACCGCCAACGGGGCGCATTAGGCCGTCATGCCAACGAACTAAATTAACGTCGCGCCATCGGCCTTCGCCTTGTAGATCTGTCCCATTTCGATAAACGCCTGGAGGGATTTTTAAGTCTACAAGTGCCATTCGCGCCTCACGATATTCTTACAACTACAAATTAACATAGTATCTGGTAGTTGTAAAAATTTGGTAACAAAAAAAGATTTTATAATGATTATTCGCCTTCACCTTCGGCGTCTTCTTCCTCTTCAATTTTGTCAAGACAAACCATGTTATTTGGATCGTGGGCCGCCGTTACTAATATGGGATTATCTTCCCCATCAATTAATTTCCAAACGGAATTATCAGCCTCTACAGTTATGTTATCAACCATGATCTTTACCCTTTTTTACTGAAGCACATTATTTAAATACACCAACTCGCTGTCAGCTTGCGTAACATTTGTGTCGGGCCAATTGCGAGCGGCCGCCCCGTTGGAGTCGCTCCACCAAAGTATGCGAACCGCGCCGTTTGCGCCGTCACCACCATTACGGCTACTCGATTGAGTGGTCATGCCCGTCGCGCCCCCTCCACCGCCGCCATAAAGGCCGCCAGCTCCACCATTTGATTGTGAGTAGCCCGTTCCATTCGTACCCCCAGAGTTACCCAAACCAAGCCCGTAAGTTCCAGTCGTAACTGTTCCAGAACTTCTTCCTATGAGTATGCCAACGCCGCCGCCGCCATTCGCGCCTGTCGAGCCAAATCCAGCGTAACCTCCAGACGCCGCGCCGCCAGTTCCAGTTCCAGGCACGGCATAACCACCACTTTGATAACGGCCTCCGTGCCCACCGTTTGCCGAGTAGCCGGCCGCGCCCCCTCCGCCGCCACCCCATTTATTGGCGCCAGTATTATATTTTTGTCCGCCTTCACCGCCCGTATAACCAGCGGTGTAATCGCCAGACGGAGTGCCTCCGTCTTTATTATCTCCTTGGCCGCCGTTTGCAATCATTTGATAACTTTGATCTGGACCCCAAACACTAGCCTGACCAGATGCACCCGTTGAACTAGTGCCAGATTCACCAACCCCGACTACAAGCGAATACGTGCTTCCAGCAGAAGTGTTGAAACCGTTTTTGTAACAAAGTGCGCCACCTCCGCCACCATTTCCAGCATTCCCATTTCCGCCCCCCGTGCCAGCGCCGCCAGCGCCAATAAGTAGAATAGAAAGTTTATCCATATTTTCTGGGACTGTAAAAGTGTGGTTTCCAGTTGTTGTGTAAATATGCTCACCTGACAAAATCATCTTTGGCGCTAAACCTTTGAAACCAGAGATAGAACCTCCGCCCATTGTCGCGATCATCGGTGCGTACAAGGGTTTGTTTTTTGGCATCCAAATTGTCATATCAACCTCTTATTTGTATTGGGTTTGTGACGCCAAGACTGTGAATGTTGCGTCGGCAGTTTTTATAATAGTGAAGGTGTAACTATCTATGCCACTCGCATTACCGCCACTGGGGGCGGCATCATTTGCCCATTTTGGCGTGACTGCTGAACCATCAATTTGATATACATTTAGGTAATAGGCTGAAGAACCTTGCGTCATCAATATTGCGGCGGTCACAGACTGACCTATTGCAAGGTTTGCATTTACATTACTAAAATTTATTGTTCTGTTTGCGGTTTGGTTTGCAGTGTAAAATTCAACCGCTTGTGCAGTTGTGTCAAATGTAACAGTACCAGTTGTAGAGGTTTGGGTGGTTACCTTTTCATACACTTCCTCAATATCAAGCGTACCATCTACAGTAACGCCGTCTGTGAGTGCAACGCCTGTTATGTCTACGCCAGTTGCGCTTGTTTTGAACTTTTCAGAATTATCGTAATAAAGATAGACGCTCTCATCTTTTACAAATCTTGCTTTGTATTCTGTAAAATCGGCTGTAGTTACATTAAGAGCATTATCACCTGCAATCCATAAGTCTCCTGTTCCTGCATCTTTGATAATGGAATGCGTACTGTCATGGTAAACTTCTAAATCACCACCAGTTCCCATCTTTAGCTTTTCATTATCAGGAAACAAAACATCGCCATTCGCATCGGCAGTGACGATTGCGCTTGCATTTACAGTGCCTAGCGCGTTTGGCAGTGCCACCTCATAAGTTGCGCTCGCGCTATGCGGTGGGCTTGCCACTGTCACACCGTGGCTGTTGTTCTCACAGTTTAGCACAATCTTAGCTGAGTTTGTGTTCCCTCGAACAACAACTTTACCCGTTCCGTTAGGCGCTAAATCAAGGTCCGCGTTTGAAACTGTAAGTATATCTCCAGTAACCGTAACTGTTGTAAAAGCCCCAGTAGTCGCAGAGTTTGCACCAATAGCAGTACCATCAATTGAACCTGAGTTTATGTCGATGCCTGTTACCGGCGTTGTACCGTCAAAAAGGTCGTCGGTCTTGTCCCAATTTGCATTTAAATAACCACCCCAGGCATCAGCATCTCCAGATACGGTGGGTTTTTGAAAACTATAAGTTGTTGTGTTAGTTGGCATAAATAAACTCCTTAGTTACGTTTTTGCACGCACTTACTTCCTAACAATGTCATGGAGACAAGCGCGTAGCTCGTTGGAAAAACTATGCCACATTTTGGCTGTAGCTCCAAAATTCTATGCGGCTCGTGAAAAGGTGACTGGCGTCCAAATTTCTGACGTCGGTGGAACTGGCTCCCACTTCTCTCGCGCACTTATTGCAATCGTTAAAGCTATTGTAGATGTGGACGACGCTAGACGTATCCGCTCAATGGAGGCAGTTAAATTTAAACTAAGCGTTACGTTTGCCGCTCCAACAAGAGAGAAAACACTTGCGGCGGTCACTGTTGCGGTTGCGCTAGTCGCAGCCGTAACGTTTCGTGTTCTGGCCGCCGATACCGACATGGATGCGGCAATTCCAATAGCGGCCGTGCCTTCCTCAGTGCTATTATTTTGTCCGTATATGCTTGAGCCATACGTGCGCAACCCGTAACCTGGGCGGTAACCCTCAGTCTCCACGTATTCTTCAGCGACGCTGACAGTCGCGCCTTGCAGTGCAATTGTCGCGCTGGCATCGATAACTGTGTCATAACCAGAAACTGCCGCTGTTAAGCTTGCAGTGATAGCCGCGCTTGCGTTGTTAACAGTTACAGCCGAACAGGTCACACTTATCGTGGGCGTTACTGTTGCGGCGGCGTCTATTGCCCCAGTAACACCATAAAGCTCAGTGCCATACGCGTCGGCACCATAGGAAGCGCGGTAAGCCATTAGTCTAGCGTAATATCCAGATCACCAGCCGGGACGCGGAAAACGTCGCCCGTTGAAATTGATTTACTCGCAGACAACGCGCTGTACGCTATTAATGTGCCGCTAGTGCTCGCGGTAAACACGCCAATATGAGTTACAGTGCCGAAACTTGCGGTGGCTGTCGGAAACTCCAC